TTTCTGAAGCTGACGTGCTACAAAGATAGGTGCCTTGACGTGGAATGTAACAAACGTGTGGTTGAATGGTGACTTGTGCTTGTACTTAGCGAGGTACTTGATGAGCTTGGCGTCACGTTCGGAGAGAACCATCTCAAGGTAATCACCTTGTTCGTCCTCTTTTACTACACCTTCTACAAGTTCACTCTTCTTACCAAAGCTAACACGTGCAGCATTAACAACTGATATGTCACTACCCATGTGATCTATGTACTTAACTTCTATCATTCTTCACCTCTCTTGCTTTTGCTAACCGTTCAACTGCCGCTGCCTTCTGTTCCTCTGTCATCTTTCTTCCAGAAACGTATGGATTCTTTCCATGTCTAAAACTCCAGAGAGCGCAGTCCTTACACGGACACAGGTCAACTTCATTTGAAGTGTAGTTACAGTCAAGGCACTTTGCTCTTATTGCTTTAAGTGGGCTTGTTATCATTTTGTGCTCACCTCTAGACATGCAACTGCCTCACTGTTGTTTCGGATCAATACTTGTGCACCATCTAATGCAGCAATGCACTCGTCTTTCTTTGTAAAGGTATTCAACTGGTAGTACTCCACACCCTGTGTGTTAGTCAGTTGAAACCATATTAATACCCAGATCATGCTACATACCTCGCTATCTTATATTCCAAATCAGTGTGAACAATACCATGCCATCCTGATAGTTTGTTCTTCACGATATTGATGTGACGTTGGTTGTCCTCTTCATCCTGCCCTTCGACAGTTGGGTTCTTAGAGATCATAATCATCAGGTCAGCTTCTGCTGCCTTACCTGTACGTGATCCTTCCATCATGGCTTGGTTTAGTACAACCTTACCTTCAGCCTCTGCTGATAGCTGAGACATATAGAAGATGGCACAGTTCTGCTGCTTTGCAATCTGACGGGCATAGATGGCGTTAGCTTTCAGTGCTTCGTCAGGCCGTGCATAGCCACCAGTACGAGCAAACTTATCACCCATGTCTAGGATAACGATATCAGGTTTGTATGACTTACATACTGACTCAACCCACGACATGTCACGACCAGTGGCATCCTTGAACATAACCTTGTCACGAATACGATCAAAGATTTGCATTGCTTGCTGCTTGTTCTTAGCAATCTCGAACTTGTCCATGCCTGTAGCCGCAGTGATGTAACGGTGTGCCACACGGTGATACCCTTCCTCGTTACACAAGACAACTGTCTTAGCACCCTGCCATGCAAAACCATTTGGCCCTGCTACCAGTGATGCGTGGAAGGATGTCTTACCTGTGTTAGGCCGTGCACCTACCTCAATCAAGTGACCTGCATTAATACCCTCTACCTTACGTACAAGGGTAGGGATGTTGAACGTCCACTGTGATTCCAAGTCCGTCATGGATAGGATAGTGTCAAGGCTGATGTCTTCCCATTCAACCTTGAGGTTAGGTGTGAAGTCATCCCCATACTGCTCAAGCAGATTACGTAATGGTTCAAGTGTACCCTTGGTTCCATTCACATAGTCGAAGCCAAGGTTGGCGATGTCTTCTCCCACCACCTGTTGGAATAGTTTAGATAACACCTCTTGTGCTACGTCACTACCCATCGGTGATTCTTTCTTGATGCTACGAAACAGATGGCTGTACGCCTGTTTCTGTGCAGTGGTGAGTGTAGGATTGTTCGCCATGAACAGTGCCTCTATCTCATCAGGTGAAACGCTGCGCTCGTAGCGATCCATAGCTGTGTCGATAGATTGTTTGATCTTACGAACATCCTTGCTGAATAGTCTATCAGGGCAACGTGCACCACGATGATCGTCGTAGAAGTCTTTGTCCATCAGACTACGTACAAGTGATAATTCCATTATGTGTCTCCTAGTGTTGTTAATGTTTCTAAGTCGGTAGGGTTACGATACTTTAGATCGTCATGCAGTCGTAGTACTTTTACATTCGGTACATGACCACGTAATTCTTTCGCAAATTGCAGTGTCTTGGGTAATGCGTCAGGATCAAGTGCGATAATAGCTGTTGAGAACTGCGATAAGTACTGCCTGTGTCCCTCTGATAACGATGTACCCAACACTGCGACCCCGACAAATCCATCATCATCTGAGCATCCAGACCCCATCTCTGTTGCACCAACTACGGCGGCACTGATGCAATCCTCAACAACTACAGCAGTTTTACCATGTCCAAAGGCGTATGGCAAGCTACTATTTCCATATCTTTTCCACTTAGGTAAACGCTTTGACAACGATCTACCTGTTGCATCACGCATAATGTTAGCATGTACAATAGGGAACACCACACGATCTTCCTTCACATCGTACAGCAGCCCCAACTCCTTGGGGTCAAGCTGCCACTCATTACAGAACTCCTGCACGGCAGAGTAATCCACGACTACGTTATCGGGCTTGTCGAATTTTACTGCGTGTGTCTCTTCCGCAACACTTCCAAGTGACTTACGTATGTCTTCGGCGGTAAGGTGAGTACGTTTACCACCAGACACACTACACCCTGCCTTGTAGCAGTTCCATACAATAGAACCCATGTTGTTGGTAACTGTAAACGTGTTACGCCCACCACATGCAGGACAATGTGTACGTTTAGTTTCACCATTAACAAGTGTTATATCATTAATATAATTAATTACATTCATGTGTATCACTTTCAATGTTGCTCCTTACAGTCGATTGTACACGTACATCTCTCTGTGTCAATGCACTATTTGCACTATCGTATGTATGTTTCATATATGGTTTCACAGAAGACACATGTGTATGCCCTGTCACTGCCATAATTTGTGGCAATGATACACCCTTATCTACCATTTGGGTTACGCCAGTACGACGAATGTCCATCAGACGTAGCTCCTCGGATAGCTTTGCTAACCTCATTATCCTGCGTCCAACTTTAGATAGTCTCTCCATTGCATATGGTTTGTATTTACCTTTGTTAGGTACAGGGTGCGGCACAACCCATTCCTGAAAACCAAAGTCAGCTTTCTGTTCTTTCAGCATAGCTGTTAGGTTATCTGAGATAGGTAGGAAAACGTCAGCCCTACGCTTGCTCTGCTCCAGTGTAAGCTGCTGCTTATCTAGGTCTAGGTTCTCCCACTTCAACATACGCATATCACCAAGACGCTGACACCACTCGTATGCCATGTGTACAATCAACCCTACATTACGAAAGTCAAAGTCACTGTACGCTACATCAAGAAACTTATTTACTTCTCCATGCGTCCACACAACTTTACGCTGCTGCGTAGTCTTGCGTTTGATCTTTGCGAATGGGTTCTGCTCCGCATGTTCCATTTGTATGGCGTAGTTGTATACCCTACTGGCACATGTCGCCGTATGGTTAGCGAAGCTGATGCCACGCTTAACCCAATCCTCATACGCTTTCTTTGCAACTTTAGGTGTAACATCTTTATACTTACGGCACCCGATTGTCTGGTGTAATACAGTCAGGAAGTAACGATAATCTACCTTAGTAGATTCACGTAACATATTGAAATCATTGGATTGATAGTAGAAGTTGATAAGGTCAGTGACCCTGCTGCTTGGCTTTAGTCCTACAACTTTAGCTTGTTCTTCACGATAGGCATCAATCAAATCATTCGCACGTTTGGCGGTTCTACGTACCTCTTTAGGATCGCTGCCTAGTTCCATACGATCTACGACACCTGCATCTACAAGTGTCTGTGGTGGATTGAAACGGTATGAGATGTCGCCCGAAGGCGACACTCGCTGTTGTACAAATCGTGGTAAGTTACGCATCGTGATAGCTGTGCTCCCTTAATCGTGTTTCAAAGAATCCCTCTAGTTCTGGGTGGTGTTCCAGAAACTTTCTAGCATAGTGTGAAATCCACCCATCGTCTATTTTGTATTGTGAATCTTTTTCACTTACCATTGTCTCCCACCTGATACGGTGAAAGATACTTTTAGCAGAGTATTTACTCTTATATTTTGCGGCCTCCAAAGCAAACCGTTCAAACATTTTGTAAACCTCTGGATTTTCCTTATCGTGTTCTATAAATTTTTCTACAGTCCATTTACCGTGCATCACGCAGCCTCCAATGTAATGAACCGATCATCAGATACCCACTTAGATACCTCTTGCTCACGAGTGAACATGCTGATTGCCTGAGTATCATGCCCAGTGTTACGTAGGTTGAACCCATTACGTTCATCAGCATACGATGCATAGTTTGTGAATGCTGAGTACAATGCCCACTTGTTATGCCCACGCTGTGATGCCTCATGGCAGTACAACTGGTACATCTTCTCAGCCTTCTTACGAGATGTAATCATCTCCTCAAGCAGCGACTGTACGTTGACATACTTCAGGTCAGTCTGCGCCCAAACCTGCATCTTAGCAGTCTCAGCATAGAAGTCACGGCGTGAACGGTTCAGTTCATAGATGAAACTATCCAAGCTGAAGTTGGCTGTGTTCTTCTTACGTACTTTGTCGTATTCACCACGGATCATGCCGTTAGTACAGAAGAAATCAATCTGACCGAAGTACACTTGGTTGCTGCACGAACCATCAATACCATGTAGTGAGATGATACGATTACCCAACGTAGTTGTGTGCTTGTCAGTTGTGATCTCCACCTGCATGTCAGGCAGTGTGATGTCTAGCATTGTCCACGCACCACCTCGTGCTGTACGCCACTTGTAGTTGGCATTCATCATGTCAGATGGTTCTAGGTTCTCAGTCAAGGTGTCCATGACACCACGGTAGAAGTCACCGTGTGATGCACATGTGAACCCTTTACCTACGATACCTAGGTAGTCACCTGTCTCACCATTAATGACGTACTTCTTATCTGACACCTTGGTGTCTTCAAACTCAACGTCAAAGTCTAGGTGTGTTGGAATATCAAAAGGCATATGTTTTTCTCCTTGTAAAAGTGTCCAATGTTGGACGGTTAAGTTGTTAGTGGGGCAACTGTACCATAGTTATACTACCCTGTCCACCCCATACTAGTAACGATAAGCTACTTGTAGAATATGTGTGTTCCATGTGTCACAGTTTGTGTGTAGTGTTTACGCCACCACGGTCTAACATAGTTAGCATGATAGTGTGTGGCACCTTCAGTGTTATCCTTGTGAAACCCATGCACTACGTTATGGGCTACCACTTGGGCATACAACCACTGTGTCTTTTCTTTAGGTGTGTCGGACTTGCCATCACAGTACCAACTGAACTGGCACTTGTGCTTGCCTTTATGGTAGCCCTGATACACTACCTTGCAAGCATCATCAGGGAAGGACTCGTGTGCCACACGATTGAGCACAACGTGGGCAACGGCATACATACCTGCCATAGGCTCACTACGTGCCTCGTGATATACGTTCAATGCGATACATGTCAGTGCTGCTTCAAGCATACTCAAACTCCTCTGGCTGTAGGTACACAGTTTCAAAAGGGTTATCGTTCTTACAAAACGGACACACTTCTACAAAGTGTTCTCTTTCTTCAAACACGTTATCACATTGTAAGCAATGTACTAAATCACACTGTAAGTAATGTACTAAATCAGGCTGCTGCATAGACATCATCCCATTGCCAATCAAACCACACAGGCTTGTTACGTTTACTCCAGACCATATCAAAGCGATGCTGCTTGGTATGATAAAACTTACGGTAACTGTCCACAGGCCAGTGTTCCCCTGTCTTCAAGTGAGTGTATTCACTGAAGCATTCAGGGTGTGGTGTTCTCTCACCAATAGGCACATATCGTGCACCGTCATACAGTGCTTCAGCAAAACGTGTTGATGCATGTTCCCTGTAATAACGGTGGGTGTACTCCATACACATGGCTTCCCATAGGCAGTAAGCAAACATGTAGTTTGCACGTGTCTGTCCTGCCCACAGTGTGCATGGATGCTTGGCATGTGCTACACGGTACAGATCGTGATCGTCAGCGAACTCAGGGTTAGCCTGACGCACCACAGTGCATAG